AATCAACCGTCAAGGAAGCGGCGGTGGAAGCGGCAGAGGATGGCAGCAAGACCTATCAGGTTGTTCTGACAGACAAGGAAGGAACTGAAAGTACGGTGTTCTTCAATGAAAAAGGTGAAATACTGAAATAATATATTTTGCGTCTCTTTGAATAAAGAATAGCCTCTACCTTTACAAGCAGAGGCTATTCTTATAACAAAAAGATACATAAAAAGACGGGATTCACCAATCCTGCCTTTTTCAATACAAACTGCTTTACTTATCAAGATGCCTTACAACATCCCAGTTTAATGAATCTAAAAATAAAAACACATTCAGTTATTTGTGATAGCAAAGCTATAACAAATATTTTAAAGAAAAATCTTATGCATAAAAAATGCACAGAATAAACTATATATAGACCAACATACAACACATTTAAAACAATATTGTAATACAGGGTCATTGACACAAACATTCTGAAAGAACAAAAGAAAGACGCATGACTGATAGCCAATCCGAAAGAGTATGTTATTGAGGTTGTCAAAAAAACTAAAAGAAATTTAGTTAAAGTCCTATTACTGAAAACAACGTAACAGATTATTCCTTAAATTTGCTTATATATAAACTTTAAATATAATGACACATGAAAACGATTGCAATTCTAATTACTTTACTTTTAATAATTAATATAAACATTTATCAAGGTAATTCAACTGAAGTTTTAGCAAGTAACGAAAGCGGTATCTTTCAATATTAGGATCTAGAGAAGAAAAAATGTCTTAGCAATGGACATAAAAGTATATCGTTTCATTAACTCTCATGCAATGACTCAGATTATTTTTTTATCAAAAACCTTTTGTAATGATTTTATAAAATACATTTTTAATAATATTAATTCTAACCATGAAAAGTATTTCCATTTTACGCCTAACCGCAATCCTTTTGTGCAGCATGCACCTATTGGGATCCGCCTCACTTCAAGCCCAAATGAACAAATGGGTAAACTATAGCCCGGATTTGACCACCGTACTGAAAAATCCTGCCATGGGATGGATGATGTACGAAGAAGGCTGATCTTTTCAGGGAACACGCCACAATAAAAGCAACATCTATACTCCCGAAGTTTTTTGGAAACAGATGGAAGAATGCAAAGCAGCTGATTATTCCAATATTCTGTACATCAGAATGCTGTGGAAAGATTTGGAACCCGAGGAGGGCAAATATGCATGGATTTACAATGAACGGTATAAATGGTATATACAAAAAGCCAAAGACAAAGGGCTTAAACTGGCCTTCAGGGTGTTCTTTCATGGTGTAGACGGAGTACCGTCCTATGTGTACGAAGCCGGAGCCACAGAAAGCCCAATAGACGATGAAGGCAAAACCCAGCCTTATTATGATAATCCAGTATTCCTTGAAAAGCTGGACAAGTTCATAGAGGCTTTTGCAAAGGAATATGACAATCCGGATGAGGTAGATTATATTGATGCATATGGATTGGGAAGATGGGGAGAAGGACATGGACTGGTACTCGAAAAGCAAGATAATCTGGAAAGCGTTATCCGACAGATAACCGAATCGTATGCAAGACACTTCAAAAAAGTGCTTACGGTAATGAATCTTTCGCAGAGCGACTACAGGTTTTCCAAGCCGCTAGTATATGACAAGCTGGGGTTTCTTCCTCGCAGGGATGGTATAGGCAGTTTTTGGTTTTCTAATGAAGAACGTGCGATGGTGCATGACGAACTTTTCCCAAAAAGAGCTCTTATTGGTGAGGGATGCTGGTGGTTTAACGCACAAGATGGTGATAACTCAAAATACAAGCATTTCCAAGGAGACAAACGTTTTGCCATGAACGATTTCAAAGAAGCTTTTACCGTTTCTGTGACTGATGCTTTGGACAGCCATTGTAACACGCTGGATTTGCGTATGCCTTTACAGTGCAAATTCTGGATAGAAGAGCTGCCGGACCAAGTTCAGCGTTTTATAACTTTAGGCGGTTATCGTCTTTATCCGGACTATATAAAGGTGGAGCAAGACCACAAAACGTTGACTTTGTTTCATTCATGGAAAAACTATGGTGTGGGTGTATTGCCTAATAATCATCCCAATTGGAATTATAAATATCAGGTTAGTTTTGTTTTGATGAATGAAAAAAAGGAAATTGTATTTCTTTATACAGAACCGGAAGCAGAACCTTCCGAATGGTTGAAGGGAATATCATACAATTATTTGAGTCGGTTTAATATTCCGGCAGAATTGCAGGGAAAGTATACCTTATGTGTCGGCTTGACTGACAAGACAAAAAATAACGAAGCGGCTATTGATCTGGCTGTGTCTGGGAATTTAAAAATAGGGAAATGGATATTTGTGGTTGAACTGGAGTTGTAATGTGTGTACTTGGCATTTTTGCACCAATTAATAAAGAAGCTTCTGACTGATTATCAAAAAATAAGGACTTTCTCTATATCTGTACCCAGTAAATCCAATATGTTTAGGGATATTCTTTCAATAGTACAAAATTATACAACCTATTCAAGTTAAATTATTGCTAATCAGTTAGTTTTTGTATCTTTGGATATCCCTCAAAAAAGAAAATTAAGAATATAAATTAGTGGAAAATAAAAGTGCAATTCTGATTATTGATGGATTGCACTTTTTATTACTTTTCTAAAGACATTGTTTCTTCACATATAATTTGAGATTATGAAAATAACGTTTTCATATTTCTCCTGTCTTTTCATTATCGGATGTACACATCAATCCAACCAAGGAAAATCGTTATAGAAAGCAGCAATGCAGATGCAATTCGTGTAAGTGCCGATACTTTAGCGTATGAATATACTGCATGGGCCTTTATAAACAAATCTGTTCCCATATTTCTCATTAGCCATATACTGCTCAATCAATTTACATAATGATGTTCAAACCACCTGTATTCATCTTCCTCAAATAGTGCTAAAAAAGAGAATTCTGATAGCCAACTACCTGACTATCAGAATTCTCTTTGGAGCGGCAAACGGGATTCGAACCCGCGACCCTCAGCTTGGGAAGCTTATTAAAGTATTTCATAATCATATATTAATCAATGTTTTATATATTATATAATAATTATTTGCACCATATTTGCCCGAACAAGAAAAAAAATTATAAAAAATACCGAGAACTAATCATTTATACAATTGTTTTTTTTAAAGTTGCCACTTTTATATTTTTTCAATGAAGAAACAGCCTGATTTGCTTATTAAATAATTAAAGATATCATTTATTGTTTTCAAGGTTCTCTCTGATTTGTTGGAGCATCCGGAAAGCTCCGGCCATCTTATAGTTGCCCAGACATTGCTTAGCCTGCATGATACGACTTTCAACAGTAAGTTTCAAATTTGGTGTGAAAGCTGCTTTGTTAATCTGCATTTCTTTGGGAAGTTCATCAGCATGGTTGTTGAACCATACGATCATTTCATTCAATTCCTCTTCGGAATAAGATTCTTTTTTTTCAGCCATAATACATAAGTTAATGTTAGTTCCGGCAAAGATAACAAAAAATAGCCCCGACTCATCACGAGCCGAGGCATTTCAATTTATAAATTTAAAGTCTTATGATGAAGATTGTCTGTTGTGCCAATGCTTTACTATCAGCATAACGACAATCAAAACGGTTACACAAACACAGACAAAACCGATTTGTTTAAGCAACGTGGATTCTTTTTTCTCTTTTATGGTTTCTGACCGGTTTTCCTCACGGGTATTGGAAGTGGTTTCCTTGTCAGCTTTCACTTCCGTACTGTCTTTGGTTGCAGTTTCCTTCCTTTTATTCTTGCTGAAATCACCTTCCACATGACCGTCTGCCAATAACGGAGGTTTTCCAGTCAGACTGTCGGGCGGTTTTCGGGTATCATAGATACGGAAATCAATTACATAGTTACCATTAGTGGTAATGAGTTCGCTCAAAGACGTACTTGATCCGTGTACGATATTGACAGATTCACGTGTACTATCTTTCTGTATAATCTTAGTGTCTGACTTGACAGATTTATGCGAGCTGCCACATGATCCGAACAGCAGGAACAGACACATGAAAGGAGCCAGCAATATATGCCGGCTTACCCAGTTCATAACTCTAACCAACATAAGAGATATCATTTATGCGGTTCATCCACCCCCGTTTGAACTTGTTGTTTGCTGGGCGTTTCCGGCATATATCCTCGATAAAGTCAAACCGGGCAATCTTAATCATGTCGAACAACTCACGCGGATTCTTGGCATTTACTGCGGCAATGGTCTTGGGACCTACAATGCCATCCATCGTAACACCAAGCAAGCGTTGAGGAATCTTAATTCCGTGCGCACCGGATGCCCACACCCAGTCCACAAGAATATTTGCCACAGATTGATCCTGTATCAAATCAGCTTTCCATCTATCCCAATAATGTGGTTTGAGTACACGATTAACAACGTCCTCACGAGTAAGCAGATGTAGATCATCCACATCTATGTCACCGTCACCATCCTTGTCATAGCCGCACGATTTCCATGTGCCGATAGTCACGCCCATATTGGTAGCCCCTCCCAAATCGTCAGGGTCATTTACAAAACCGCCTTCCCACTTTAGGATAAACGGTGCAAGTTTTCTTACGTCAGCCATACTATTCATTAATTATAATTATTCGATTTTATTTTCTTTGAATTCCGGCAGGATATATTGTATGTTGACCGCTGCTTCATGCAAGACCTTATGAAGTTCATCTTCATTCAAATCCGTTTCATCTGTAAACTCACAAAAGATATTTCCAACCCAATCTTGAGATGAATTAAGCCGTTTAATAGCGACGCTGTTGCATCCATTTGTTGATAATAGAGATTTGGCAACCTTATCCTTAACCTGGTTATCAATATCTGAGTAGAACATGAAAAGATTCTTTGCGAGATTTTCTGCAAAAACGGCCACTTCACTCATGGGAAGTGATTGGATGTTTTCACGCATTCCGGCTATACCTTTTCGTTTTACTTCGAACTGCACCGAAAGAAAAGCTATATGCCCTAAAGGATGGGGTTGTACGATATATACCCTGTCTGCTTTCGTTTCATAAAGTACACGCCACAGCTCACCGAACACCTTGGCGGAGTTCTCGCTGCGGTGGTAACTTCTTCTTTCCTCCTCTTTTTTAAAATATTCCACTTTTAAATCAGTCAGTTTGTTTTTGGTATACTGATTATAGGCGAAATAAGCTGCCAGCAATGTTCCGGCAACACTAATAATGTTTGCAATATCTATCTCCATTACATTCACCGTTTAATTATTATATGATAAATTATTCATCCTGTTTCCTTTATTTCTCAACTGTCCCTATCTTTCCTGAAAAAATGCCGAGAATTTATATATATGCAAAATAAATCCATATCCATATTGCTTACTATTCATATTTCACTATCTTTGTCAATACTTTGTTGACCTGATTCTTTCAAAACTATTATTGATTGGATTTAACCTCCCCCCGTCAGACTGTGAAGCCAGACGGGGGATTCCATTATTCGACAGATAGACAATAAAAAAAGAGCCTGATGACAATATTTATTGCCATCAAGCTCCTGGTTACACTGCAAAGATAGTGAAAACTATTCCATATTCAATCCATATTGAAAAAAATAATCAGGAGCAATATTTCGATTATCCGAAGAATTTAAAGAATCACAATATTAATAGAAAACAAATAGGATTCATGAAATCTACCGGTTGTCTATAAAATCGGATGTTCTCAAGCCTTTATCGGGAAACATCTTTACTTTTTTCCTTTTCCTTTGAACATTTTTCAAGTCACGCACAATGGTGCTGGAAAGTACCTCCGAATAAATCTGTGTGGTCTTTACGGAAGTATGTCCGAGCAGCTTCTGGACTGTTGTAATCGCAACTCCCTGATGAACCAGCAGGGTGGCACAGGTATGACGGCTCACATGGTAGGTTATCCGCTTTTTGATACCACACAACCCGGCCAGCTTTCGAAGCTGCTTATTCACTTCCGAGTTACAAGGCAAAGCGGCAAAACTTCCGATATCCGGATAGCGGTCAAGAATGCCCAATGCCCTGCTTTCAAACAGCAGATGCAACGGCAGACGGATTTCCACCCCTGTCTTAACGGACGTGAAGTGTAACCAACGCTTACCGTTTACCTTGATAAAGTTGGCCGGAGATAGCTGGCAGAAGTCAGAATAGCGCAATCCAGTATAACAACAGAACAGGAAGGCATCGAGCACATGACGCATGGACTCCTCTTCCACCTTGACCGTTTCCAGCTTCTTCAGCTCGTCCGGGGTAAGAAACTCATGTCTGCCTTTCTCCTGTTTGATTTTGTACTTTCTGAACGGATAAGCATCTGCGTGCATATATCCCTGGTTGATTGCTTCATTGACCAAGGTACGGAGCTGTCTCATGTGCTTGGCTATCGTATTGACCGCATTGCCCTTTTCTCTTAAGTATTGCTCAAAATCACGAAGGAATGTATAGGTAAGATCCTTGAAGTCCAATCCGGAACGGAAATCATGCAGGACCGCCAGTGTCGAGTGCAGGTTGTCCTTGGTGGACTGCTTCTTGTCCGAATTGTCAATGGCTGATTTGGCAAAAGTGGAGAAGCTGACATTCACCGTACTTTTCTTCTTGACAGCATCCTTCAGTAGTGAGAGTGTGGCAGGTATTCCGCGCTTCCAATACCCCAACTCTATGCCTTGCAGATACAGGATGTATTCATAGAGCATTGTGTTGAGTTCGTTAGACTGGGGATGGTTAATGACTTGTGCCCCCTCACGGCTCCAGCACTCCGGTTTGAGGTACACGTTTGTCTTCAAGTAGATTTTCCTTTGGTTCAAATAGGCTTCAACCTGTACAAGAGCCGTGCCCTGCCTGTTAAGTGTGTTCTGGCGGTTATATACAAGACGGTATCTGATTTTATCCATTTTTCCGCAAAGATGCATCCTCTGTTCCAAGCTGCAAAATTTAGCCAATAAAAAATACACCCCCACTTTCGCAAGTAAAGATGTATAATATCTATAAAAAAATGGTCTGTGAAAAAAACATTTGTAAAAAAGATGCCATTATTCATCACGAACGATAGCATCTAGACATTTTTATCAGTAAACTCTTTTAGTGATTTAGAATAATGTTTAATTCAATATAGATGCTACAAAGTTATATATAAATTTTGTTTTGCCCAAATTATTATGTAGTTGACGTACGGTATCAAAAAGGCAGGATTCGCCAATCCTGCCCAATTCCAT